AGCAAGGTTTTCATCGTGCTTTTCGTGTTGAAGAAAAACAGACAGATGTCTACTGGCTGGCGTGGGAGTGTTTAAGAGCTGCAGGCGAAACCGTGCCAATGTTCGGTGCAGAGTTTTTAAAAACACTAAAAAAGGTTGAGGTACTGGATGATGACCCGGAACTATAGGGCGTGACTCGTTTACTTACTTGATCGCACGGATCAGTTTGGAAACGGGTATCGCGCCTAATGATCTATTAGCACTTGATAGCAGGATGTTTAAGGCTTTATTAAATGCAATGAAAGATAGGGCGAAAGAGGTGAAAGATGGCCAAAGTAGAAATACGCGGAAACGCTGATCTGCGAAAAGCCCTTCGCAATTTTACGCCCGATCTTGAAAAGCAATTAAAAATAGAATTAAAAGCTGCACTAATGCCAGTAGTAAAAAAAGCTAGGGGTTTTGTGCCAAGTCAATCTCCTATGAGTGGCTGGGAAGCGCGTTCATTTTCAGAAGCGCGCTTTCCTGTTTTCAATTACAACACAATAGTAAAAAATATAGTTTTGGAAACTAGTCCTAGCAAGCGCGACAGTAGAGGTTTTACATCTATGGCTAGGATTATTAACAAATCTGCAGCTGGTTCAATTTATGAAACAGCTAGACGGCCGCAAACATGGGTAGGCCCTAAAGCATCGGGTACATCTAAAGGCGTAAGCCGATCAGCCAACCCTAATGCAGGTGCTAAATTTATTGAAAACCTTGGCGAGGTTACATCAAGTTTAAAAGGTCAAGGCCGTTTTATATTCCGAGCATGGGCTGAAAGTCGAGGCGTTGCTGAAGGTGCAGCTAACAAAGCTATAGATACCGCTATTAGACAATTTTATGCTCGTAATAAAAATCAATCGTTTAGCAAGGCTGCCTAATGGCATTTGCAGATATTAAATTAGGTTCTAGCTTTGATGCTAAAGGTTTCAAGCAAGCTACAAAGGCTACAGATAAATTAGGCAAAGATGTTAAAAAACTTGCTGGCGCATTTGGGCTAGCTTTTAGTACTGCTGCTGTAGTTCGTTTTGGTAAGGCAACAGTTAAGGCTTTTGCCGATGATGAAAAGTCAGCTGCAGCTTTAACACAGACTTTAAAAAATTTGGGACTTGCTTTTGCTAATACTGGCATTGAGGATTTTCTTGGCAAGATGTCACTTGCTAGCGGTGTGGCTGGCGAGGAACTTAGAACCGCCATGCAGAACCTTGTACAAACTAATTTAGATGTAGCTGCATCTCAAAAATTAATGTCTTTAGCATTAGATATATCTGCTGCTGGTTTTGGAGATGTGACTAGTGTTGCCAATGATCTATCGCAAGCGATGGCAGGAAACTCAAAGGGCATTGCTAAATACAAGCTAGGAATTACTAAAGCCGAATTAGCTACAATGAGTTTTGCCGATATTCAAGAAAAATTAACACAGACTTTTAAAGGTCAAGCTGCTGCTGCTGCTAACACTTATGCTGGAAAGTTAAACATTATTAAAGAGGCAGCTGGTCAAGCTCAGGAAGCAATAGGTAAAAGTTTAATAGATGCCTTAATGAAAATTGGCAACAATACAGATATGCAAGGTTTAGTAGACGATATTATTTCTGCTGGCGAAGGTATTGGTTATTTAGTAAGCGGTATAGGCGATTTAATTAAAAAAATGGGAAGCATCCCAGGTTTTGGCTTTGAAGGCGTAGGTAAAAATGCGCCAATGCCGTTCACCTTAAATCCTTTAGCAATTTTAGCGCAGATGGCTTACAAAGATCAGCTAAGCGCTATATATAAATTAGAGGAAAAACGTCTAAAAAATGCCATGAAAATGAAATGGCTAATAGGTGCTGCAGTAAATCCAACTGCAGACACAATTCTTACTCGCGAGGAAGTTATCGCTGGTATGACGCCATCTCAAAAACGTAAAGAGATTGCAGATAAAAAGGCAGCAGCTGCCGCTGCTAAAGCCCGTGCTGCTGAATTAGCAGCGGCAAAATTAGCCGCCGCCAATAAGATTAAAGCCGACAAACTAGCAGCTGCTAATAAAGCAAAACTTGATAAAGCCGCACAAACTCTTGATTTAACTCGCATTAGTATTGCTGCTGCTCTTAAAGGCAAAATTAGTGCAGAGGAAAAATTACGCTTAGAACTTATGTTAGCTATCGAAAATGAACAAGGCGAGAAAGCCGAAGCATTAGCTAAAAAGTTAGATGAAATTCAAACAAAAAATGCCAAGATTGCTGCTGATCTTTTAGCAATCGGTGCGGCCAAAGATCCGTTTGCTACATGGGCAGGCAGTTTAGCTTTAGCGATCTTAGAACTTAATAAACTAGGTAAAGGCATGAAAGATATTCCTGGTTTAGTTCCAGGTGTTGATTTTAATCCAAGTCAAAACGCAGATCGTAACTACGATACTAAAGCCGCCGCTGCTGCTGCCGCTGCTGCTGCCGCCGCTGCTGCCGCTGCCGCTGCTGCTGCTGCTGGTGCTGGCGGTGGTGGTAATGGCGGTACTGGTGGCACAAGCATCTTTGCAGAGGATGACACCATTGATGAAATTTTGGCCAAGGTAGAAAACGCTGCTGCTGATGCCGCTGCCGCTGCTGCTGATGCAGCTGCTGCTGTCGCCGATTCACAAGTCACTGTAGATGCCTTGGCACAATTTGGCACAAATAGCATGCCTGCCGCTGGTATGAATTTTAACCCTTACCAAAACCCAGATCGTAACTATGATTCAGGATTTAGTAACGCCCCAGCAATTACTATCAATATCGAAGGCAACGTATTAGATGGTGATGACTTTACTAATAAAGTAAATGACGCATTACTAAATGCGAATAGGCAAGGTTTGCCACGCATAGCTGCCGGATCTTTAGTAGAGCTGCCCTAATGACAGTCCCAGTTATTAACGCGGTCATTAACTTTTCTACTGGCCCTAGTTTTGCACAGGCATTTATTATTGGCGAAGGCATATTAGGTACTAACGTACTGGCAGACTCAGCTGCAGTTATTGTAGATGTTAGCGATGTAGTCGATAGCGTAAGCATTAAGCGCGGCCGCAACGCCCAGGCAGATGAGTTCCAGACTGGCACAATGACCCTGCGCATCGTGGATCAGAACGGCGCGTTCAACAGCCAGAACCCGAGCAGCCCATACTTTGGCCTATTAGATCCAATGCGTAAGGTATCTATATCGGCTACTTACAGCGGCACTACCTACCCAATGTTCTCAGGTTTTATTACTAGCTATACGACCACTACGCCTAAAAATGCTAACGATGTTGTCTATACAACCATCCAGGCCGTAGATGCCCTAAGGCTGGCTCAAAATGCCCAGATCGCTACAGTTACAGGTGCAACCGCTGGCGATCTAAGTGGCACAAGAATTGACCAGATCCTTGATCAGATTGCTTGGCCAGAATCTATGCGTGATGTTGATGCAGGTTTAACCACTATGCAGGCAGACCCCGGCACTGCTCGAACATCCCTAGCCGCATTACAAACTGTTACAAATAGCGAGTACGGCGCGTTCTACGTTGATGCATCTGGCTCGTTCGTATTTCAGGATCGCACAGTAACTACGGCAAGCATCGCAGGTACACCTACAGTATTTAACGATAACGGCACAGATATTGGCTATTCCAATGCAGTCTGGCGATTAGATGACACCCTGGTATTTAACCAAGCGAACGTAAGCCGTACAGGTGGCACAGTTCAAAACGCTACTAACGCAGCTAGCGTGGAAAAGTATTTTGCCCATACTTATAATATCCAGAATTTACTAATGCAGACTGATGCGGTCGCGCTGGACTATGCCCGCGCCTACGTTGCCAGCCGTGCTGAAACTAGCGTTAGATGCGATGCGATCGAGTTAGACCTATACACAGACAATTACAACACAGGCATAATTGCCGCGCTTGATCTTGATTTCTTTGACCCGGTAACTGTCACTACTAACCAGCCTGGTAGTTCAACCTTGACTAAGACCTTACAAGTTTTCGGCGTGGCGCATAATGTCACACCAAATAAATGGCGCACAACTTTTACTACACTTGAACCTGTTATTGACGGGTTTATATTAAACTCAACCGAATATGGCGTACTTGATACGTCTGTACTAAGTTACTAAGGAGATAAAAAATGGGAGCAGGAGCAGGTTTTAAGACCTTTGTAACCGGTGACGTATTAACAGCTGCCGATACAAATGGCTATTTAATGCAAGGCACTTGGGTATTCGCTGATGCAGCAGCCCGTACAGCAGCTGTAACAAGCCCGCAAGAAGGCAATATGAGTTACTTAAAAGATACTAACTCAACTGAGTATTACAGCGGGTCGGCATGGGTAGCAGTAGGCGGTGCTGGAATGACACTTATAACCCCACCCGTTACATTATCAGGGGCAAGTACTACTATCGGCAGCATAAGTCAAAGCTACAAAACTTTAGTGGCATTTATTTATGGCATGACTAACGCAACCGCTGATGGTATTTTTCGTATTGCTATAAATGGAAACACATCAGCGCAAGCGGGCGTACAAATTCAAAATATAAATAACACACCTAGCGGCCCATCAACTATTGGCGGCAATACTTATTTAAATACCGTTACAGGATTAGCGCGAACAAATAGTGAGAATAGTTTTCAATTAACTATTAGTAATTACACAAATATTGGAACGTATAAACCATATCTTTTAAACGGTTATATGCGAGCAACGACTCCAGGAGATATGTATCTTTTACAAAGCGGCGCCTATCAAGACCCTACTGTAGCAATTACTTCGCTAGTGTTTTCTAACGCTGGTGGAAACTTCTCAACTGGAACTGTCAAACTATACGGAGTGAACTAATGACTAAACCAACAGTAAGAATTGTGAACGCCGAAACAGGCGAAGTTATCGATCGTGAAATGACCGATGTCGAATATAAAGCGCATCAAGATGATCGCGCTGCTATTGCCGCCTCTGAATCTGAGGCACAAGCTAAAGCCGATGCTAAAGCTGCTTTACTAGCAAAGCTAGGCATTACCGAGGATGAAGCAAAGCTGCTAATCGGATAATGAGTGCGATCAGTTATAACGGCTGGCTAGCATCTAAGGATGTTGAGTCGATCCGTATCAAGTCTTACCCAGTAAAGGGTACAAAGATCAAGCTGCGCTGTGCATATTTTGCTGCACCTTTATTGGTTGCCTTTGCTGAGCAGTTTCATGAGCTGATTGAGCCGATCGATGGCGGTACATTAGATGACTGGGGATACGCGTACAGAGATGTTAGAAACGTACCAGGCAAATTAAGTAATCACGCATCGGGTACTGCTATCGATCTCAACGCGACTAAACACCCGTTAGGCAAGGCTGGCACTTTCCCAGCTGAGAAGGTTCCAATGATCCAGGCATTAACTAAAAAATACGGGTTAGCCTGGGGCGGTAATTGGACTCGGAAAGACGAGATGCATTGGGAGATCGCACAAGATCCCGTAAAGACAGCAAAACTAATAGAGAAGTTAGGATTAAGTTATGCCGACTAGCGCACAAGTAACAGTAACCACTACAGCCACGCTTTTAGTAGCTGCCAATATTATGGATCAAACAGTATTGCTACATAATTTAGGCGGCGGTGCGGTTTATCTAGGTAACGCAAGTGTTACTACATCCAATGGTTACAAGATGGATAACACAGATAAATTACAAATACCCGTAGGCGATAACGAGGCTCTTTACGCTATTACTGCCAGCGGTACTCATACCATTGCAGTATTGACACAAGTCAATTAAGGGCATTTAGGAGAAAATCCAGTGAAGGAACAAGCTAAGGCCGCTGGCCTTTCATACTTACGCGCCGCTTTTAGCTGCGCTGCTGCGCTTTACATGTCCGGCATTACAGATTACAAGACACTAGGCAACGCGTTCATAGCAGGACTGCTTGGGCCATTATTGCGAGCCATGAACCCTAGCGATCCTACTTTCGGCGTTAAGTAATGACGGCCGCCCAGTCGCTTATAGCAATAGCCATAGG